GTAGGATGAGCACCTCTCACATCAGACATGGAGGTCTTTCACCAATGTTAAATTTTAGGGGAACACTTCTCTTGCCGGTGGCATGACAGTGTTAAACACCCTGGGGGTGCAGAGGAAGAAAATCGGTTGAAAATCAACCCCTGCGGAGTAGTAGTAGGCCAGCGTGGGCCAATCTGTAGTGTCTGTCGGCGTGTCATTAACATTAAACTGACACGTGACAACTGCTTCGTCATGGAATCTAGTGCCCGTATGCGGGTCAAGATTTCTGTTCTGTGTATATGCAGGGTAAAACCTATACTTACTATATTGCGGAAGATTAGCGGAACATGCGGGTTGTCCTTGCGTATTCGTCAAGGTCATCCCTTCCTGCCCAGTAGTGAAAATTCCTCTCACTCCATTGGCATATCGGATGCAAGTCCTGCTATAACCATTCTGCGTAGCTCGTGTGTTATAAGTTGTACCCACGTTAGAAACCAGGGCGGAAGCCACTTGAGGATCACCGTAGTACCTAGTAATGGCAAGATGCGACACATTTGTCACATTTTTACCAATTCCAGAGGTATTAACATGTATATTGATACTTCCCCTGTATCCGACAAAACAATTAAGTGTCCAATCTATCGGGTGATTTGGTGCGAAACTATATCTCACACCTGATCCATCGACAGTAGCATAACTATAACCAGTGCTCATACGACCGACACCAAAAGGTACTCGGTAAATGTAATTTGCAGTCTGGTATATACCAGCTTCTGTTGCTATCTCAGGTTGACCAGCATATTGCGCATATCCAAAACTGGATCTGTGCAAAATAGGTCTCATAGAACTCACAACCTCACCTGTAGTGATGGACGCAACATGTGTGTCTAATTCAGGGGTTTTCTGGGTGATACTCTCCTCTTCAGATTGGAGAACACCAGTTGGATCTTTAGCGGTAAATAGATGGGAAATCTCTTGCGGTGCACTGTACATAAAATCGTCACCTGCACGGACATACACCAACACATCTATCTCAGCTGAAAGCACAGGAGCAGTTATTATACTCTGTACTCTCATAGTGATAGTCCCATTATGATAATCATCATTATAGGTATATGAAGGTGATGGTCCATTACTCATCATACCAGATGTAAACTGGGGTTCTAGCCACGGCGAAGTTGCACGGTACGGTACTGTTACTTCCACCTCGTCCTCGAGGGACAAATCAACTATCCTAGAGAAAGTTGTGGTTTCTGTATCAGAAGTGCTTGTTATATCGCGCGTGGGATCCCATGAAATGAGAACACGACCTTTGTGGTATTTAGTCTTAATAAATCGAAACTTATATATTAGACTACCACGCCAAAATCTAAAACCCCTTCCAAAATATGAAACGGGAATAGATGTGGCATAACCACCACCACTACGGGCGTAGCCAGGATTAACCATAGCTGACCACAAAAGTGTGTCAACTGGTTGACTATTTGACCACAAAGTACCTATAATAAAACTCTCACGAGTTAATAGATTTTTAAAAGCCAAAGGGTCTTCCTCATCTACACCAGCAGTAGTACTGGAAATGGTCACCTCATTCTTGGGATCGACTGACAACTTGTCAATTGGCATACGTGTTTCCACATTAGCAAAAGCATGGAATGTCTTTGGTTGCATAGCTGAAACATCACCTATCATGGGAGGATTTGAGTATCCAAACATTTTAGCGATGCTGGCTACAGCTTTAGCTCCCACCGACGTGGCTGTTGCAAAAGTACCAATAACAGGTACGTCAGTCAATTTGCTAGCTACATTAGCTACAGCTGTGGCAGGTGCGGAAATGGTCCCTGATGTTTCTTCAGATTGTAGGGCTAAACCAGTAGTTGGTCCCATTATACGCACATCTTCTGCCCATGCATAGACCGCCACAGTAATACCAACTCCAGTGGCCCCATTGGCTGAGCGCAAATTAGCGTACTGCAAAAATTGCAAAACGCCCATACGCTCAAAATCAGTTGCCTTAGTGGCATCTAACCAATTACGGGGCCAAAGAAACGGTAATACCATTTCGGCACTAGACATTGATTGGGGTTCCAAGTAAACTCCAGGCACCTGTGAAAAAGGCACTTGATCTACATCATCATTATACGCACCACGATTATCAATTAGTGGAAAATAACAAGCTCTCAAACTACCAAAATAGAAGGGAGATGCATTTAACACAAATTTGAGATGTAAGCGGCAGGATATTCTACCAAAATTGTCCAACTTCTTGCGTATGTGGTCTGTATTAAAATACAGGTGCCACGGTTTAATGTCGGTTCTAGTAAAAGTATTCTCTTGCCACGTAAATTCGTGAATGCGCACAGGTCTACTTAAAAATTGGCCTAAATCGGCCATGGAATCCATATCGGTGTCATATGCACCGGAATCCATATCCCCCATGTCTAACCTTTGAGACATAGCTTCATCTTTGAACAATAAATTCTCAGC